GGCAGTATACGAAGCTACATATCAGTCTAAAACCCTCGCTAATCGCAAAATAGAACCAAATGGAAAGACGCTATTCAACAAGGCAAAGAAAACGCCTTTGAGTGGCGGTATTTTGCTTGATTACCTATTCGAGAAGATCGCAGACGATGCAAAAGTTCGGGTAGAGCAAACTATTCGAGACGGCTTATCTAAAGGTCAGACAAACCAGCAAATTGTTCAGCGGATTAAGGGTAAGAAAGCACTTAATTACCAAGATGGCTTGCTTGATCAGAGCAGAAACCAGATTTCTACAATGGTTCGCACAGCTAGAAGTCATGTTTCTAATGTTGCATTGAATGAAACGTATCAATCCATTGGTGTTGAATATGTAAAGTTCATTGCCACACTAGATAGCCGTACTTCTAAAATCTGTATGGGTTACTCGGACAAGGTTTACAGGAAGGATGAGCCTCATCCGGTACCGCCACTTCATCCAAACTGTAGATCGATTCTAGTTCCTGTTGCAAATCCGTCAGGTAAAACGATTGGGATGCGGCCATTCAACAATAAAGTGAATGGTGATGGTGAAATAGGCGTTGTGGATTCAAATACAACTTTTAAAGGTTGGTTTGATAAACAAGATGCGGCTTTCCAAAAGTCTTGGCTTGGGCCTTCAAGATATAAGCTATTCAAAGAGGGTAAATATTCCCTGGATAAGTTTGTTGATCCTTTAACTGGTCAGCCATTCACACTTGCTGAACTCAAAAAGCTTGATGAAGAAATGTTTAAGAGGTTGGGATTATGAAAGTAATTAGTCGAGGTGTGCCGCCCGAGTTGCAGACCTATAGAGACTCATGTGGCAAGTGTTATTCAGTTATCGAATTTCAAAAGAATGAGTTGCGAGTCATGAGCGATAGAAACGAAACTATCTATGTGTTGAATTGCCCTGTATGTCGTAACGATATTTGGATTGCATCTCAAGCATTAAAGCCAGTTATTTATAGAAATATGTAAAACAACTTAATTCAAACCTTAGCAGCTTCGGCTGCTTTTTTATTGCCCGCAGTTTGTGACTGCAAAACCGCTCAGGGAGCAAAACATGAAATACAAACTCGATAGCCTAGAGGGCTTATCTGATGAAATGAAAGCGCTTTACGAAGAAAAAGATGGCGCATTTTATTTAAAAGTTGAAGGTCTGCCGCAGCAAGATAATTCAGAACTGGATGGGCTGAAACGGAAAGTTGAAGAACTTCTTGGTGAAAAGAAAACTGCCCAGCAAAAACAACGTGAAGCTGAAGAAAAAGCTCAACGTGAAGCCGAAGAAGCAGCCCGTAAAAAAGGTGACGTTGCTGCAATTGAAGCATCTTGGAAAACCAAGCTTGAGCAAGCAGAAGCAAAACATGCAGAAGCTACCAAAGCATTGCAAGACCAAGTCTACAAATTAACTGTCGGGCAAACAGCACAATCATTAGCAAGTGAGCTTTCTATCAAAGGCTCGGAGGCAGTTTTGCTTCCACATATTACAAATCGTCTTCAGGTTGAAACTGATGAAAACGGTGAGGTCAAAGTACGTGTACTAGATTCGCAGGGCAAACCTAGTGCTTTAAGCATTGATGACCTCAAAAAAGAGTTCCGCGGCAATGTGGCATTCAAGCCGCTAATTGTTGCTTCAAATGCGTCAGGAAGTGGGGCTTCTGGCGGTGGTTCAGGTGGTGGAGCTGCCAAGAAACCAAGTGAAATGACCACGCAAGAGCGTTTGGAATTCCAAAAGAATGACCCTCAAGGGTTCCAAGCAGCAGTAGCGAATGGTGACTTTAATAATTAATTATTGGGAGTAACTCCATGCCTTCTTTAGTAGAAGTATTTAATCGTGACGTAGTTTTATCTTATCTACGTCCAAATCCTGTGGCAGTTTCGCCACTCGTGCAGTCAGGTGCATTCGTATCTGATGATCGTTTACGTCCATTGTTAACAGGTGGTTCTTCAACATTTGTTGTTCCATATATTAACGGTGTGGATGGGAATGTAGAACAGAACTATGGCAACACCATTTTGACTGATATCGCAATGCCTCGCACGATTGATGCAGGTGAAATGCAAGGCCGCGTTGCTTATATGAACGAAGGCTTTCTTGAGTCTGTTCTTGGGCAGTATTTATCGAAGGTCAATTCACTTGAGCTTATTGGTGGAATGCTGAATAAGTATTGGCAACAAGCTGCCGAAAACCGTGCTCTAGCAACAGTAATTGGCTTGCGTAATTATGACCAGGCGAACGGCAAGCGATTCACTACTGACATCTCTGCTTCAACAGCAACAGATGCTTCACGTTGGTCAGTAGATGCCTACATTGATGCGGAAAGCACAATGAATGCTTCATTACGTGGACGTGGTGTGATGTTCGTGCATTCACGTATTGCTGCGAAGATGCGTAAACAACAGCTTTTAGAACATGTAACCACCAGCGCAAACTTACCACCGATTACCGTTTATAACGGCCGTGCTGTTATTGAAACAGATACCAATACCCAAATTGGTACTGGTGCCAATGCGAAATTTATTACCATTCTGGCAGGTCCACGAGCATTTGCTTATGACTCTGTGCCAGGGCGCAAAGACTTAGCTGTTGAGGAAACGCAATCAACTGGTAATGGTGCTGGACACGAAATCCTATGGACTCGCCGAAATATGCTAATCCATCCGCAAGGGTTTAGTTTTATTGCGCCTGCAAATACTTTGACAGGTGGTACAGACCGTGAGTCTCTAAGTGCATCTTGGGCAGACTTGCAGAAAGCAGAAAACTGGCAACTTAAAACAGCAGTGGAAGATACCTCAATTCGCTTCCTAATTACTAACCTTTAAGGAGAGCAGTCATGGCTGATAAGAAACCAGACTACAAATATCAATATCCAACTGACCGCCGATATGCTGATGATGCGACTGACAAATTAGCAGCAGGCACTATGTTTGACCCTGCCAAAACAGCGGGTGACTATGGCATTAAGGACCCAGAAGTAGCAGTTCCTGTGCCAGAAGCACCGCTGAATGGTGGTGCATAACTAAAGCAGGGCGGCTTTCGGGCCGTCCTTCTTAATTAGATTTTTAGGATTAAGCTATGAACTATGTAACAGTCGAAAGTGTGACTCAAAAGCTAGGGCCTGACTGGTGGGGAACTGGTGATCCGGTTATTGCTGTGATGCAGGCTAATGCGTGGCTTAATGCTAGAAATTTATCTAACTATCCAGAAGGTGAAGTGCCAGATGCAATCCTTACAGCAGGGGCGTATTTGGCAAAGCTTGCAGCAGCAGGGCAACTCTACACAACTAAAGAAGGTGTGGTTGCTTCTAAGACCGTATCTGCTCAATCTGGAACATCAGTAAGCAAGACCTATGTTGCAGGCAAAGAAGAGTCAGTAAGTGGAGATATGCAATTCATCCTTGACCTTCTAGAACCATTCTTTAGCGAGAAGTATCACATCAACACATATGTCATTACGGAGTAAGTCATGGGAATGCGTGATGAGATTCAGCAAGAACTTGGTGCTGCCTTTGATGCAGTGGATGAGCTTGCAGACGCAGTAGCTACCTTCACATGTACCCGGAAAAAATTAGTTAGCTCCAATCCCGCTACAGGTGAAGATGCTTACACAGAATATGTATATAGCGGTCGTGGTGTCTTATTTGGGAGTTGGGCAAAAGATTTGGTCAAGCCGATAGATTACCGCGCCACAGACTCCAAAGGCGTGCTCCTGCAAAATGAAGTGAAAGATGCAGCAGGAACTTTAGTTGATCCAGATGTTAATGACATTTGGGTGATTGAAGGCGGGAATTATCGTGTTGTGAGCTACGGAAAAGATCCATCGTCAAGTGTGTGGATCTGTCAGTTAAGAAAGGTATAACACCATGGGTTGGACAAGCAAACCGAGTGCCTTCACTAAAACGATTGAAGCCGATCTAACCAAAAAGCAAAAAGATATTGTGATTGATGCCCTTGGTGGTGTGGTGATGTCTAGTGCCGTAGACACGGGAGCTGTAAGAGCAAACAACCGTATTGGCATAGGCAGTATTGATGGTAAGGCTGACAAGAATGATGTGGATGAGGGCGGACAAAGAACTTTAAATAGTGAGCTAAGTAAATTAGTTCGGTTAAAACCATTCCAAACTGTCTATATATCAAATAGCCTCCCTTATGCATATGTTCTCAACTATGGACTTTATCCCAAAAATCCAAAGGTCGAAACAGGTAAAACAGAAAACGGCTACAGTCGCCAAGATCCTACAGGATTTTACGAGACAACATTTACATATATATCTGAAAAATATAGATAAATGTGTTAAAATTAAGTAAAGCAAAGCCCATGAAGATTGCAGTCTAAATGGGCCTCTAATCAAACCTACTTTCTTGGAGTATGTTATGACTATCGCAGATTTTCCACCCAAAACATCTCAAAAGCAACCCCATCAACTTGATACGCAAATGTTCATAGCCAAGTCCATGGGCTTATATGGAGATAAATTTAAATACGATTGCACAAACTACATTAATGCAAAAACAAAAGTAGCAATTAGATGCAAGATTCATGGCGTTTTTACTACCCTCCCATCTAACCATTATAAAAAAAATGGTGGGTGTAAAGCTTGCGTAAATGATGGGTTGAGAGTTACTGATCACATTGAACGGTTTAAGTCAGTTCATGGTGATAGGTATAATTATTCAAAATTTAACTTCAAAGGCGCTAGGGTAAAATCAATCATTATTTGTCCAGATCATGGTTCTTTTGAGCAGACATATCATCATCACTATATGAGAAGGCAAGGCTGCCCAAAGTGTATTAAGAATAGAAGATTAAATATTGAAATAATATTGGAGTCTTTCAAGGCGGTACATGGTGCTCGTTATGATTATAGTTTGGTAGAGTTCAAAACAAACAATAGGGCAAAGGTTAAAATTATTTGCAGAGAGCATGGGGTTTTTGAGCAGCAAATTGCCTCACATGCACAAGGGAAAAATTGCCCTAAATGCTTTAACAATATTGGGTGGTCTCGATCAGACTATATTCGATTCTGTGCGAAATATGACAATAAATCATCCCTTTACCTAATTGAGATGACAAAGGGGTCCGAAAGATTCTTTAAGGTTGGAATGACTGCTTTAGATCTAAAGAGGAGATTCTCAGGAAAGTTTGCGCTTCCTTATAAAATCAATCCATTACTTATTTTAAAGTCAGAAGCTGGATTTATCTATGACCTTGAAAATACTCTACACAGAATGTTGAAGCCCCACAAATATGAGCCAAATATTAAATTTGAAGGACACACTGAATGCTTCTCAAAAATTCCGAATAGTGTTTTAAAGTTCATACAGCAAATAGATTCATCGTCACAAATGCAATTGATTACATAAAGGATTACTAAGTTTAGTAAGTTAGGGGACTAATATGGCAAACAACTTTGACCAAGCTAGAAAGTTCATAATTGAGCGTATGATGGCTTTCCCTTATCTTGAGCAATCCAGGATCCAATATCCCAATGCAAAACTAATTAATGTACCCACTGAAGGTATATGGGCCGCCATCTATATTAATTGGGGTGGTTCTATAGTGGCTGCTATTGGGGACGCCCCATGTGTAAGAAGAACGGGAATAGTTCAAATCAGACTTATGTGCAGGCCCGAAACACATGAAGTTCAGATAACGCAAATGGCTGATCAATTACTTCAGCATTTTGAATTCTATAGAAAGGAAAATCTAGAACTCTTACAGGGGTCTATCCAGCCACTTGGAACATCTGATTTTTATGAATTTATGGTGACGATTAACTTTAGGGTTAATTAACTTTTTTAAACATCCAACGCCCTCAATTCGAGGGCTTTTTAATGCCCGAAAATTAAGGAGAAAACCATGTCGAGTGGTGCAAAGATTCGCCTCTATTATGCAGAGGAACAAACCCCCGAAGTATTACCAACTACTCCAGTTTGGAAGACCGTTCGTCGTGTGACTGATGGTTTAACTGAAAACGTCACCACTGAATCATCAAGCAGTGTGGTCGATTCGCGATTCCGTCAAGGTGGTTTTGCAACTGAAGCAGAAGTTGTGGGGAGCCTCGAGACTGAATTGTCCGTTAGTCTCTTCGATGACTTCTGGTCAGCAGTTGCAATGAATAACTGGGCCAGTGATGTTCTTAACTTTGGCGGTAATGTGCGAAAGACATTTACCTTCGTCAAAGTTTTTGAAGATATTAACCAGGTATTTATTTACCGTGGTGTACGCATAAATGAAGCTACGATGTCTATTGCTACTACTGGCAAAATCACAGCTACATTTGGCTTGATGGGCACTCTGTTTGAGCGTACAACTACAAACCCTGTTATTTCGCCTTTACCAGTCCCTGAATTAGTCCTTGTTTCAGCGCTTAACGTTGGTGATCTTAAAGTTAATGGTGAAACTGTGGTCGGCACTGCTTGTATGCAGTCTCTTGAATTGACTATTAACAACAACATGGAAGCAATTCGCTGTATTGGCTCTAAAAAGCTCACTGCAATGACTTATCTAGAAAAGATTGTAGATGTAACCGTTAACACTCAATACATGTTCTCTGCGCAATCAGCAGCTTATATCGACTTCATTAAAACCCGTGACACCATGCCGCTAGAATTCTCTATTGAAGATGATGCAGGTAATGGATATGCCTTCCAGTTCCCACAATTAGAAGTGGCTGAAGCTAATCACCCTGATGGCGGTGGAGAAGACACCATCACAGTCGACATTAATTACAACCATATTCGTGTATCACCGGTTATTACTCGTGTGATTGCACCTGTAACACCTTAATACTGATTTGGCAGCTTTATTGCTGCCTTCTTATTTGGAGATATAACATGGCTCTTGAAGTCAATATTCAAAGAAATAAAGACGTTAGTTTGTGGCGCGAATATAAAGATGAAGAAGGTAATGTACTTGCTGAGTTCAAAATCCGAGGCATTGGATATAAGCCTTATCAAGTAGCTTTAGAACGTGCGAATAACCAAATCACAGCTAAAGGATTTGATGTTGCTAAAGCTTCACCCGATGACAAACTCTTTCATGAATTACTATTGGAAGCAGTTGCATGCCATTTAATTGAAGACTGGAAGGGTGTTGTATTTGTCGAAGAAGGTCCTAATGGCGAACAGTTAAAGTCCGAACCTGCATACAATGCAGAGAACGCTACGAAATTGCTTAACATGGGCGATTTAGGTGTTTCTCTATGGTCATTTATCCGCACTGAATCTGAAAAGATTCAATCAGATGCGAACCAATATCGAGATGATGTTGTGGGAAAGTCACAACCCTCTACACCTACGCGAACAAGTACGCGGGGCTCACGGACCACGAAAAAAAGCAAAGAGAAGCACTCGGCGTAAAGCTTCCTGATGCTCCTGACTATTCTTATGTAGCTAATGCAATTCTGTCTGCATATAACACGATTGCACGATCTAGACGCTATGAACAAAGTGTTCCTCTGGCGTTAGATATTGCAGCAATTAATGCTTATGTGGAGCAATATGATCTGCCAGTTGAACGATACATCTTTAATGACTGTATCTTTACACTCGACGATATGTTCTTGGATGAGGCGCATAAGAAGTCGACGCAACGAGCGACGAAGACTTAAGTGCTGACGTACGGTACATAACTTAGACTTTGCGACGTGATATAGCGCACTTGATGTTACATAATACGCCTATTCTCTTGACATTCCCGTAAAGATTCCTTATTGACAGAAATGTCATTAGTGCGTACCCTTGTTCCTATAGAGACCCTGTTATCAAATGATAAGAGGGTTTTTCTGTCATAAAAATTGTATGTTTTATGACACCCATTAAATATAAGGGCGATAAAAAATGAACAAAGGTATGAAGTACTTTACAGAAGGTCTGCTAGCAGCTTTTGTATTAGCACCTCGTGTCCCAGTACATGCTGTTGAGCCTGCAAAAATGGAAGATCCGCGACCAATTGGTAATGCAGCAAAACATTGGGAAGCAGTCGGTAAAAACATGACAAAAGCTACCAACAGAATCGCATGTGACTTGCGCAGTAAACAACCTGAACTTAACTCATTATAAATACCTAATTAATGTCTCAACATCGTCGAACTAAACGTGGCATCGCAACAAAAAATGGCAATGATGTATCAGTTGCTGTGGAAGAGGCGGAAAGCTACTCACCATACCCGCCTCCTGATTTGGTTAAGGCATTTGAAGAAATCCAACCTGGTCTAGCTAGTCGTTTAATGCAGATTGTTGAGAATGAACAGACTATGAGTCATGAAGTGGCTCGCCATCAAATGGCAGAAAATAAGCGCATCAACACTGCAAACATTGAGAATCAAAAACATAACTCTCAATTATTCCTTCTTGGTTTAATATTTGGAGTGTTGATAGGAATAGGGATTCTATGTGTAGCAGTATATGCGCTATATGCTGGTTATCCTTGGGTTGCAACAGCTGCATTCTCAACATTAGCAGCCATTTTAGTAATTCTAGTACTTCGCAAAGTACCTGCGTCTAATGGCGAGCAAACCTCTAAGCCAACTACTCAAAAATAGTAAGCAACATTCAAAGAACCGCTAGAGATAGCGGTTTTTTATTGCGCCATTATTAACCAGTTGTTAAATTACATAAACTTTATAACAAATGGTGAAATTCATGAAACAAATTATTTTAACTATCTTATTAGTTTTAGGTTCTTTAAGTTTTGCTGAAGCTGGAAGAGGTAGACAGCCGTGTTCAGGTAGTAAAGGTGGAGTTAGTCACTGTGATGGTAGCAAATTTGTTTGCAAAGATGGTTCAATAAGTGCTTCTAAAAAGATCTGCTCTAGATAGGTGATGTGATGGGATTGAATTTTAGAAAAAGTATAAAAATTGCTCCTGGAATCCGTGTCAATATTAGTAAAAAAGGGCTATCAAGTGTTTCTGTGGGTGGGAAAGGTGCACGTGTAAATGTAAGTAAGAAGGGTACTCGCACAACAGTAGGTATTCCAGGTACTGGTCTTTCTTATACAACAAATACCAGCTACAAAAAGTCAAAAGGGACTTTAAATGACCCTATTCACTTAATACAACAAGAAGGTTCAGATAAAGAAAAAAGAAACGTCTTAGTTACTATTCTGTTATGGATCGGCATTTTTATTTTCCCTTTCATTTTTGCATGGTTTACTCTTCAAAGAAAATACACAAAATTTGAAAAAGTAATAGCATTTGGATGGTTGCTGTTAGTTTTATTCGCTATGGTTTCTAAATAAGGCACTCGTATGAAAAAGATAATTTTAATAGGGTTGTTTTACCTACCTGCACTAGTGTTAGCTAAACCAGCTCAACCTGTTAGTGATAGTGAGCATGAGCATGAGCAAAACTGTAGAAATACAATGGAAATTGCAAATGTAATTATGCAACAAAAGCAAAATGGGATGCCGTTAATGAAAGCATTGGAGGCTAATGATTATGCATTTAAAAAGAACCCTGATAAAAATATGCAAAAAATTATCAACTTAATTACCCGTGATGCTTATGAGCAACCAAGTTACTCAACACCCTCATTAAAAGAAGAACAGTTAAATGAATTCTCAGCAAAATATTACTTGGGTTGCATGGCAATGTATGAATAATTGAATAATCACACGTTGTTAGCATATTCGAGTTTTATAAAATAGGTTGTGGTTATGAAAAAAATTATTTTATTGAGTTTGGTTCTAGGTTTGGGAGGCTGTGCAGCCACAACAGATATGATGAATAATCAATACATGTCTGTAATACCAACATCAACGGATCTCAATGGCTTTTGGACGGGCAATAATGGCCCATACGCTGTGACTTACTCATTCAATAAAGATGGCACTGGTCTAATGTGTTCCAGTTGGAATGGTAAAGATTCTATTGAAAAGCTAAAAGTAAATGGTAATGAAATTATTGTTCAATCAGGGTTAAAGCAAACGATTAAAAGTAAAACTGACTCTAAACTTGAGTTAAAAGTTAACTACTATGGTGGAGGTAGTTACCAGTACAGCCCAGATCCAAACTTACAAAATGCATCGCCATATTGTGAGAAAGCACTGAGAAATTAATTCAAATTAAACAATTAACCCGCGAAAGCGGGTTTTTTATTGCCTAGAGGAAAGTAAGATGGCACAAGAATCCCGTTTGGTCATTGTAATTGATGCTAAAAATGCAGAGCGAAATGCACGCAATCTAGGCAATGAGCTGGATAGCATTGAGCGTAAAGGCGACTTTGCCACTAAATCAATGGATGCGTTATCTGTTGCGACACGTCAACTTGCTGGATATATGGCTGGATTGGTGACTGTAAGTGCCGCCATTTCTAAGATGGACACTTACACAGGTCTTCAGAACCGCCTCAAGTTAGTAACTAACAACCAAGTCGAGCTAAATAAGGCAACAGAAGATACCTTTCGAATTGCACAAAAAACCTATTCAGCTTGGGATTCTGTTTTACAGGTTTACCAACGGTTTAGCGACAATGCAAAAACCTTAAATCTCACTATGGATGACACTGCTCGTTTAACTGAGACAGTCTCTAAGGCTGTGGCAATTAGTGGCGCAAGCGCCTCAGCGGCCGATGCTGCATTAGTTCAGTTTGGACAGGCTTTAGCAAGTGGAACATTACGTGGTGAAGAGCTGAACTCTGTAATGGAACAAACTCCAGCATTAGCAAAAGCAATTGCTCAGGGTATGGGTATTACTGTAGGTGAATTACGATCAGTAGCTGCAGAAGGGAAAATTACATCTCAAGAGATTGTGAAAGCACTCAGAAATGTAGAAAAAGATGTTGATGCACTCTTTGCAAAAACTGATATCACTATTGGGCAATCCTTAACACTACTCAACAACGAAATTACTAAATTTGTTGGTGAGTCAGGTAAAGGTTCTGGCGCAGCTCAAGTCCTTGCGGGCACAATTCAGACTTTAGCTGGAAATTTAGATGTACTGACCTCCGCAATGATGGTTGGAGGCGCATACTGGCTTGGAACCTACATTCCAGCAATCTATGCCTCTGGTGTTGCTGTAGCTGCAAAAACGAAGGAATTAGCGGTTCAAACCGTAACGCAGTATGCTGCAATTCAGGCCGAGCGCGCTGCTGCTGCTCAACAAGTAATTAGCACTCAAGCCGTTGTTGCAAATACTCAAGCAACTTTAGCTGCTATTGCGGCTGAGAAAGCTCTAGAAGTACAGCGCCTTAAATCTCAAATTACTGAAAAAGGCAGAACAGCGACATTAACTCGTATGGCTGAGTTAAAGAAAATTGAGGCTCAAGTTACTAGAGAGTTGGCAGTAGCGGAAGGTGCACTGGCAACAGCACAAGCTAGATCGGCAGCGGCAGGTGCGGCTAGTGTAGGGATAGGATCACGGCTTTTAGGTTTACTTGGTGGTCCAGTTGGTATTGGGATTACAGTAGCAAGTTTAGCAGCTGGATATTTATTAATGCGAGACAATGGCGATAAAGCCAATGATATGCTTGAGAAGCAATCGCGTTATGCAGGCATGGCAGCTGATGAACTTATGAAGCTCGAAGGTGCGCAGAAGCGTGCTGCGGAAGGTGAACTGACAAAGCAACTAAGCTTGCAGAATGCTCAACTATCGAAGTCTCAGAACGAGTTCTTGTTACTTACTCAGTCTATCACTGACAACAATAAGCAAAGTGCTGAAGCTTATCGAATATGGGCAGAATTAAAAACTGGCGTTATTGATGTAAACCAAGCTTTCAATAGATTAAATCAACTTTCGTTCATCAGTTCGGATCAAATTAACCAGCTGGCTGATAGCAAGAAGAAAGTAGATGAAAACTCAAAAGCTGTTAAACAAACAAACGCAGAGTTAAATCAGGTTCGCGCGTCTGGTGCCAATGCAAAAGCAGGTTTCAATGATGTTAGTCAAGGTGCGAAAGGAGCAGTTCAAGACGTAACTGAGCTTAATAAAAAGCTTAAGGACATCAATAAATCACTTGCAGATCGTAAATGGGATGCAGACTTTAAGTCGGTTTTGATCACTAAATATGGTAGATCAGCAGAAGAAGCAGAGCTTCTGTTACAGACTTATCGAGAAAACCAGAAAAAAGGTTTTGCAGGCGTCACAGTTGAACAAGACAAAATTATTAAAGGCATTATTAGTCAGGAAAGTGCTCTTGATAATCTTGTAAATAAGGATAAGGAGCGCACTAAAGAGCTTGAAAAACAGCAAAAAGTGCTTTCTGTTAATGCCAAAGTTCAGGCTAATGCTGCAAAGTATGGTTTTGCTGGAATTGAGTCTAAATATAATTTGCCAGCTGGTACTTTGTCTGCGCTACATATGATTGAATCACGTGGCAATGCCAGAGCATATAACAAGACTACTGGTGCTACAGGTGGGTTCCAATTTCTTGAAGGCACAGCTAAGCAATATGGCGTAAAAGACCGATATGATTTAGCTCAGTCTGCCGAAGGTGCTGGAAAGTACATGTCTTATCTTTTAAAGCTCTTCAAGGGGGATTTAGAGAAGGCAGTACGTGCTTATCATGCGGGTGAAGGCAATATTCAAAAAGGTAAAGGTATTGGCAAGAATAACAACCAATACTGGAAGGATTATCAAGGCTATATGGCTGGTATTAACGGCTATACAGCTGGGGATATTACCTCTAAGGGATTTGATAAATTACTTCAAGACGCTACAAAAATGGCAGAAGATCAGGCTAAATTGCGCCTTCAACTGGAAAACGATGTAGCTGATGAAGTGACCAAGATTAGAAATGATCTTGCTAGGAAGTTGGAAGATGTTGATAAAGCCAACTTTACCCCAGAGCGCAAAGCTGAAATTAAGGCAGAACTTCAAGCCCGTGCTGACAATGATATTGCAATCGCTCAACAAGCGTTAAGAACCAAGTTGGATGACTATAAGCAATTCAACTTGACCGAAGAGCAGTTACTTAAGGAAAGTTTTGATCGTAAGAAATTTTCTGCGGCACACGACATTGAATTAAGTAAGTCTGAGCAGAAGCAAGCTGTTGAATTGCTAGAACAGCAATATCAGGATGAGTTGGAATTAATCAACCTCACAAAGGCAGCACGCCAAGCGGCATATGATCAAGCTAATTTAAAGGCATTGCAGGAGCTAAAACAGGAGCGAGACATTTTAGCAGCACCAATATGGCAAAGAGCTGGACTTTCTTTACAATTTGGAGAAAGAAATGCTCTTTCTGAAAACGACGCCACTCTTATTAATAAGGGTGACGAAGCTAAAATGAAGCTCAAGCGGAAAGAAATTGATCAGCTTGAATACAATAAGCGAATTGAAGATGCTGTTAGGATCCATGAAGAGAACAAATTCAAGATCCAAGAGGAATATGCACAGAAATATCAAGATTTGCAGCAATCACAGCATCAAACTCAGCTTGAATTGTATGGTTCTCTATTGTCACAGGCTTCAACAGTTTGGGGCAGTATGACCGAGATGGTTAAAAGCTCGGCTGGTGAGCAAAGTTCTGCATATAAAGCCATGTTCTTAATGCAGCAGGCGATTGCAATTGGTCAGGCGATAATAAGTACTGAGCTCGCAGCAACAAAAGCCTTAGAGCTTGGCCCTGTTCTAGGTATTCCAGCATCTACTTTAGTTCGTGGAATGGGTTATGCAAGTGTTGGCCTAATTGCAGCACAAACAATCGCTGGTTTCTCATCTGGCGGCTACACAGGCAACATGGGTCGTGGTGATGTTGCAGGTGTAGTTCATGGTCAAGAATATGTACTTAATGCCGCAGCTACAAAACGCGTTGGTGTTGATACATTGAACGCCATTAACTCAGGTGGGAGTTTGGAGAGAACAGTTTCATCTTCTGGACAGCCTGTCACTATTCAAGTCTATGTAACTGATTCAGGTGTAAATACCAATGGTGCTAATACTCAGGATCAGAAGCAGCTTGGGCAAATGATCGGCAATGCAGTTAGAACGATTATCCGGCAAGAGCAGCGACAAGGCGGTTTATTATCAAAGTAACCCACTCGAATGAGTGGGTTTTTTAATGGGAGTACAAAAGTGAAAAAGTACATTATGACTTTTCTGCTTGCTTTATTGATTGCTGTA